TCTTTGATAGCTGCTTCTTGTCCAAAAGATTGTTATAGATCAACGCACCCTTGACATGAATTGGCGTACCCTTTTTGTAGATAGATGCGGGATCCGAATATTCTTTTAATCCATTGACGCCACGAGGAAAAGAGATTTCTTCTGGCGGCAACTTTGAAAACTCCTTGCGAAAATTCTCAATGAAGTTCTGGACATCGCTTTCCGTGCCTTGAAGAATAAGTTCAATCACATCCTTCATTTTCTCGCGAATAGCAGAAGGAGTCGATGACTTGATCATTTCCAGACCCATCACCTTCAACTTTGGCTTTGCATATTGAACGCCTTCATTGTTATAGACGTTCATGATGTAGCGTTTCTTCGCAGTCCAAATTCCACGATCAGCTAATGCTTCTCGCTTCATCTGCATCTTTTGAGCATATGCGTTTACATAGTCAGCAAGATTGTTATAGCTTTGATCAATAAAAGGTTGAATCTTATTTTCACAGATCTTATCCATGAAGGCGATGATTCGTGAAGCTGCTGTTGCTTCAAAACTGTCCGCAAAAGCCCGACGTACAATTTCGTCAAGCGTAAGGTAAATACTGTCTGTATCCGATGCAACGACATAATCAACATTCTCCGTCTTCAACAACTTATTCATATATTCATTGATACGCAATTCAATCCAACGAATAGATAACTGTCCAGCAAGCGTGATTGCTTCGGCAATACGAATATCAAAGAATCGGAAATATTGATTGCCCATCGCACCATAAGCCGAGTTTAGCGAGACTTTCTTAGCCAACTGTAGATTGTTATATCTGGCAATTCGCTTTTCAATCTCATATCTTTCATTCTCATTCTTGCAGGTTTCAAGTTCTTTCTTGGCTTCGATTGCCTTCTTCTTGTACACAGAACGATCATCATACATCTTCTGCATCATCTCTGGAAGAAAGCCATATTTGTCCACGCGAAATAGTTGCTTATTCGGCGTTAGAGTAACTTTCTCTTCCTTGAGATCGGATGTGTTCACCATTTGATTAAGCAATTGATCCACTGTTATCTTTTGCGATAGAATGGAAATCATCTTGTGTGTGTAAGTCTGTGGTTCGACAAGCGTCTCTGGTGAAAGATTGTATTGCATGATTAGATGCGGATATAGACTGTTCAAGTCGAAACTTGCCATCCAATTATGCATACCGACAATTGGATCCTTTACGAATGCGCCCTCATAAGCCGCATTCTTTACATTATCGTTCTTTGGCGGAATGACGATGTTCTTTGTGCGAAGATGATTGTAGATGAGTGCATCCCACATGCGAACCTGTGAGAACACATCGTCATAATTGGTCTTGGAATCATATGCGAGAGTGAGTGCCAGTTCAATTAGCTTTAACTTGTCGTCAATCTTTTCAACAAGTTTAACGTCATGAATGTTATACTCTATGAACTTTTGATAGTTCTCGCGATATAAATGATGAAGATTGTCATATTCTTCATACGAGATCTTCTTCTCGCCGACTTCAATGTTAGCAATGTGATTTAGCTTGTATGATTCCTGAGAAGCGCCACCAGGAGCAAACTTGCGATAGAGTTCGATATAGTCCAGAGTAGATACTCCAAGAATATCATAGAATCCCTTCTCGCGACCCATGACTGTATTTGTTCTCTGGCTTACGCGACCCCAAGGAGATAGCGTAGCCATCGCCTTTTCGCCAAGCAATCTGCTAATGCGATTGACAAGATATGGAATATCAAAGAACTTGACACTCCATCCAGTAACAATATCAGGATAACTCAAAGTCCAGAGTTCAAGAAATCTCTTGAGAAGTTGAATTTCGTTTTCACATTTCAGATAATCTACACCATCTGGGCAATCAAAATCATTGCAACCTAGAGTAACGTAGCTGCCATCAATCTTGATCGTGATTGCAGTAATCTCTTCACTCGCAACGTTAGGATCTGGAAAACCGTTCTCGGAAGCAACCTCAATATCAAGAAACGCAATATTGATCTTTTCAATATCCCAATCAATGTCATTCGGATGAGCATCCGATATGAACGCATATTGATAGTTGGTATTGCCATATATCGTGAATCCGCTGACATCCTTGTACTTGTCAACGAATTCACGACAGTCTCTCAAACCACCAGGACGAACAGTATCCACATAGTCGCCATGCAGAGTTCTGTATTCTGTTGGTTTCTTTGATGGCACATATAGAGTTGGTCTGTATTCGATTTTACCTCGAACACGTTTACCATCTCTTACACCACGATAGAGAATATTGTTTCCGAGAACGGAAACGTTTGTATAAAAATCATTCATCATTATTGAATGATATCACAAAATGATGGATCAAACAAGAAGAGTTTTAGGTGGAGTAATGATTCCACCAAAAATTGAATTATAGTTGTTGATCATCTCCTTGATCGGCTTTGCCTCATATACGATGCTCTGCTTTGAGATCATGATTGGCTCATTTTCTGCATATGGCAACCATGGCGCCAAACCAATCGATGGTTGCTGTGGATTGGTGCGACTTGGAACAAGTGCAATCAATACAGCGTTCTTTACGGAATAAGAGAGACCCTTATCTTCAATGTCTCCGATAAGTTCTTCTCCAGTTAGAAGCTTGATGATTTTGATATTAGCCATTATTCGAACTCCACAATATAATCATAAACACCACGCGGAACCCAGCGATATGGGATCAGCATTTCACGACCACGAAAGTCTTCAAAGTCAATGGTCGGGTCAACTTCATATGACCACATGACCCACTTACCATCATACTTGCGTTGCGTAAATTCAACTTTATTCATCATATTCTCCTTATTGTCTATAAACTTTCCAATTTGAAACAGGCATGATACCATATGCTCTACCTATTCTTTTCTTGTAAGTTAGGACAAAGTCTCCTGCTATTGATATACGTCTAGGTTTTAGATCATCCAGCGTTTTGACTGGCATATCGGGAGACCCAGAACCAGAACCCGATGTGTAGTGATATAGCTTACCTGGAAACATGAACATTTGTCCTTCAACGGGATTGAAGAACCATGTAGGACTATTCCACATGTTCCATTTTACAATGTTTGCATTCGTCATGCCATGAAATAATTCATTTGGCTTTTCGTGAATAGCAAAGTTTACTGGCTTATCCATTCCTTCTGGAATCTGAACATAATATACGAAAGATAGATGAGAATCCTGATGATTGTGATATGGAGTATGAAACTCTGTTATGATGTTCAACCAAGTCTTCACAAGATTCAAATCAAACTCATCGTTTACTTCCATTGTCTTCAAGTACTGAAATGCATTTGAAGCTGCAAAATCGAATAGATCACTTAGCTCATCGTCCAGATGTATGTTGACGTTACCCGTTGTTTCCATCGAGTAGCCATGATCATCCATATGATGAAGAACGCGATTGAAGAAGCGATTCTTGAAATCTTCTTTTTTGTCATAGTGAAATTCTGCGACAAGAGTCGGAAACAAAGGATGTGTAATCATGACCATAAACATCTTCTGATCTTGATAAGGCGAATCAACATTTCAGTTTCTTCGATATCACGATCTATTTCAATTTGTCTAGATTTGTCTATAAGTGCTTTATATTCTTCATCCATCTTTAATGAGGACCAATCCTTTTGAGGAAATCTTGAATAATATTCACTCAATCCGCATTCATCTTGAATATCTTTGCGAGTTAAATAAACTTCTTTCCACCATTTGTACAGTGCAAGAGTTTCTCTAGCTGTTTCGGTCTGTGATTTATTATAATCTTCTTCTAGATCTATTTCCCACTGAAGATATTCCAGACCAAGTTCTGGAGAACGAAATTTCTCAAAAAGACCGCGCTTATATTTCTTTTTTGAAAAAACTCTATTTAACCAAGCTTTTTCACATTCAACATGATTGACCAGTTCATTAAATAGGCCGTGCAGAATACGATGATCAAGATCATAGTAATTTGGTTTTAATCCAGTATCGAGAATATTGTATCTGTGTGTAGTACGATACTTTATTGCATAAATTGGTGTCGTCCAACAATTATAGACAAAGCTTGTCCATAGATTGCAAACACTTTCTTTGACCGTCACACGGAAGAAAAACGCAATAGGGCGATTACTTCTTTGTTCTTTTTCCCAAATTCTCCATTGCTCCGAGCTTAGATCTGCCGGTTCTTTTATTGGTTCCAATGCTTTCAATAGTTTGTCTTTTAGTTTCATCATCTTTTCCTAACGAGGG